TATCAACTGTTGTAACCGTTACACCAGTAACTCGCGTATTCGATACAATCCTTTGCGGTAAGCAAGCATTGGCTGAGGCTGTGGCTCAAGAGCCAGGCGTTGTTATCGGTAATGTGACTGACCGCTTAATGCGTTTCCGCCCAATCGGATGGTACGGCGTACTTGGTTTCGCCCGCTACCGTGAGGCTGCGCTATATCGCATTGAATCAGGCTCATCAATCGCTGCACTTTAATCGTGCGGGAGGGGTGGGGCGAAAGCCCTGCCCCTTCACTTATTAGTAAGGACAAGCAATGACTCAGTATAGATTCACAACACCAACCGTTGAAGAAACTCCAATGGGTGAAGGAGTATTGTTTGAGCGTTATACCATCACACGAGGTGTCACTGTGATGCGGCATAATGGTATCTACTCCTCTTACCGATACCCAAGTCAGACAGAAACCTTATCTGCACAAGAACTGTACATGGGTGGAACTGTCACTGTTATTGACCAGGCAACCGCCGATGCCCTTACAGCACAGGGATACGGCGCTTACATAGAGGCTATCTAATGAATTTACATCAAAGACAAACGCACCCTGTATATGTTGAGGGTTGCTTTGGATGCAAGGTTACAACACTTGAAATGGGAGTAGGCGATGCCAACTCTAAAGTAGCAATGTCTACGAGCAAGTGGGATGCAGAACTAAAAGCCTATAAGGATGCTCGTGCTCAAGGTATTCAACCAGCAGGAACAACCATGGCAAAGGTTCAAGAAGCGGTAAGAATTTCCGACAAGGTTGGTAAAGCCTTTGACGGTAATACGGGAACATTCAAATAGGAGGGGTAATGGCTGCCAGAAAAAAACCAGTAAGCAAAAAAGTTCAAGTTGTTGATGACAATTACGGACCTTTAGAAGCGTACTGTATTGCACTTAATGAATATTGGAAAGCGCTTAAAAAAGCAGGCTTTCCTGAGTCAGTTGTCATGACACTCATTATGGATAGAGATTCATACCCTGATTGGATTCTTCCTAAGCCAATTAACCCAGACCATATACCACTGTTCGACCCCTACGAAAATGAAGATGAGGACTAATTATGTGCATTGAATGTGGATGCTACGGCTCAGTAAACCCCTACGGTGTAGGCGGTCGCGCTCTAAACGCTGCCCCAGCGGAGGCAAACATTGCTCTGTATAACAACATCAAGATTGTTCGCATTGGCGAAGAAGGACCTATGGCAGAAAAGGATGACAAGAATGAAGAAGGCTACTAAAAAAGTCGGCAAGGTCATGGGTGAGTTTAAACGCGGAACTCTACACTCTGGCAAGGGTGGACCTGTAGTTAAGTCTAAGAAGCAGGCAGTTGCTATTGCTATGTCAGAGGCTGGCATGGCTAAGAAGAAAGCCGCTAAGAAGCGTGGCAAGTAAGAAAGATTTACGGTTGACACGAGCGGGAGTGTCTGGCTTTAACAAGCCAAAGCGCACTCCCTCTCACCCAACTAAGTCACATGTTGTGGTTGCCAAAGATGGTAGCCAAGTTAAGACCATTCGTTTTGGTCAGCAAGGGGTAACTGGCGATAGAAAGCCAAGTGCCCGTCAAGCATCATTCAAAGCCCGTCACGCTAAGAACATTGCCAAAGGAAAGATGTCTGCAGCGTACTGGGCAGACAAGGTGAAGTGGTGAAGAAGAAAGCATTTTGGGACAAGCCAAACCCTAAGAAGAAGTCAACACCGTTGACATCGGCACAGAAGGCTAAGGCTAAGGCAGCGGCTAAGAAGGCTGGCAGACCATATCCAAACCTTGTGGACAACGCAGCAGCACGGAGAAAGGCTAAGTAATGGCAACAGGTAGAGCAGGAAGTTCATTAGCAGACGAACTTAATCGTCTTGCAAATGGTGGAACCTACCCAGTAATGACAGCATACAAAGTTGAACAAGGTGCTGCTAACGCATGGGCTGGCACATCTGGTTTGGGTCTTATTGCTGCTCTTAATTACAAGGCTGATTCAACACGCCAGCCAGATGACTATAAAGACTACAACGCCATCTGCAATGAGTTAGCAGGAACTACTGGATTATCAGGAGTCGTAGCCCTAAGGAGCATTGACCTATGAGTTCAACATTTAATGAACTAGCAGACCGCGTTGAAGCGGTACTGCATGGCTACACAGAAAACACTGAGCCAAGCACTTGGCTTACCACCAGTGCTACAACCACATCAACAACTCTTTATGTTTATGATGCATCAGGCATTGGTCGTGGTTATGTACAGATTGATGATGAAATTGTATTTGTTAATAACACAGACAATGTAGCCAACACTCTTACCCTTGCACCGTGGGGTCGTGGACAGCGTGGTACTACCGCTGCAACACATGCTCAAAACGCAAAGTTAACAGCCTCACCATTGTTCCCACGCAATGAAATTAAGAAGGCTATTAACAACACTATTGATGCCATGTACCCAATGGTATTTGCTACTGGCAGTTTTGACTTTAAATTTATTGCAGCCCGTACTACATACCAGTTGCCTGCAGATTTCCAGAACGCACTCAGTGTTACCTACTCAACAGTAGGACCAACAAAAGAGTGGATGCCAGTGCGTGCTTACAACTTAGACCGCTCAGCAGATACAGATGCTTATTCAACTGCTCGTAGCATTAGCGTTTACGCAGGCATTGTGCCTGGACAGACAGTGCATGTGTTCTACTCAAAGCGCCCAACCCTTATGGTCAATGGCGCTGATGTATATGAGACAACAACTGGCATGCCTTCATACTCAGAAGATGTAGTCATCTATGGCGCAGCCTTCCGCATGATTTCATTCTTGGACCCTTCACGCCTTGGTCCTCAATCTGCATCTGCAGACTTTATTGATGGTGTGCGACCAGTAGGTTCTGGACAGAACGCTTCCAGATTCTTATACAACATCTACCAGCAGCGTTTAAACGAAGTGGCGGACAACCAACGCCGTCAACATCCAATCCGTTCCCACTACCAGAGATAGGTTAAAAAATGGCAGCAGGCGACCCAGGCTCCCCAGCACGGTACTACTCCTCAACCGCAATCGAAACAGCACTATCAGGTGCTATTGGAGCACAGGCACAAGGTGCAGCAAACACCTCGTTCATCGTTGGCTCTGTCAGCGGTTTCCCAACTTCCTACCCATACACCCTTATCGTTGACCCAGATACATCTAAGGAAGAAGTACTAACAGTCTTTGCAGGCTCAGGTACAACACTTAGCGTATACCGTGGTGCAGATGGCACACAGGGCGTAGCACACTCCGCAGGAGCAGTTGTTCGCCATGGTGTATCAGGTCGAGACTTCCGTGAGTCAGAAAACCATATTGCTGCTCGTGGTTTTGATATTGACCAAATCATTCTTGATGCGGCAAACCAGACACATGTGCATGGTATTGCAACAGGCGATGGTGTAATCGTTGGAACTCTCAAAGCACAAACACTTACACAAAAGACTCTTACAACACCAACCATCAATGGCGCTACTATCAGTGGAGCAGTAACTTCAACTGCTACTGTCACTGGTGGAACATTTACTTCTGTAACTGTAACAAGTTCTACTATCTCAACTAGCACATTGACTGGTTCATTCACAGCATCTGCTGCAACTTTTGTCAGCCCTACTATCTCAGGCAGTCCAGTCATCACTGGTCTATCTAGCGCAGGTATGGTTGACTCATCTGCTACACCAAAGATTTATGTAGACAGTATCCTTGGTTCAGCAACATCTGCTGCTATCAGCGCAGCCTCTGCTGCTGTTAGCGCAACTAGCGCTGCTACCTCAGCCACAAGCGCTGCTGCTAGTGCTTCTGCTGCTGCATCATCGGCATCTGCTTCTGCTACTAGCGCAAGTGCTGCTGCTACAAGTGCAACCTCAGCAGCGGCTTCTGCTACTGCTGCAGCAACTAGCGCAACCAGTGCTGCTGCATCTGCAACTGCTGCTGCTACCAGCGCTACAAGCGCTGCAGCATCAGCAACAGCATCTGCTAACTCAGCAAGCGCAGCAGCAACAAGTGCAACTAGCGCTGCTGCAAGCGCAACGGCTGCAGCAACATCAGCAACATCTGCAGCAGCATCTGTTACGGCAGCAGCAACAAGTGCTGCTAGTGCAGCAGCATCTGCAACAGCAGCAGCAACAAGCGCTACAAGCGCAGATAGCGCTGCATCTATTGCTATTGCTCAGGCATCTAATGCAAGTGCATCTGCTACCGCTGCGGCAACCAGTGCATCATCTGCTTTGACTAGCGCTAACTCTGCTGCAACTTCTGCTTCATCTGCTGCAGCCTCAACATCGGCTGCTGCTGCTTCCGCATCTGCTGCAGCGACAAGTGCTGCATCTGCTGCTACATCGGCAACAAGTGCAGCAACAACTTATGATGAGTTCGATGACCGTTACTTAGGTTCTAAGTCAACTCCGCCTACAGTGGATAATGACGGTAACCCACTTATTACTGGTGCTCTTTACTGGAATACAGTAGATAATGCTATGTATGTTTGGAAGGGTTCTGCTTGGGGAAGTATCTCCTCAACTGCAGACATCTTCCGCTACCGCTACACAGCAGCAGGCGGAGAAACCTCAGAGTCTGGTCCAGATGACAACGGCGTAACGCTATCGTATTTGGTAGGCAAGGAGCAGGTATACCTTAATGGTGTACTGCTTGTTCGTTCTCAAGACTACACGGCAACTAACGGCACAAGCATTGCCTCACTAAGCCCAGCGCTAGTATCAGGTGATGTGCTAGAAATTATTACCTTTACAGCATTTGATGTTGCAACAGCAATTCCTAATAGCATACTTGATGCTAAGGGTGATTTAATTGTAGCAAGCAGTGCAGATACACCAGGTAAACTTTCAGTAGGAACTGATGGTCAAGTGCTTACTGCTGCATCTACAACAGCACTTGGCGTAACTTGGGTTACACCTGCTGCTGGTTACTCAGCACCTACACTAGGAACAACAACAATTACTTCTGGTACAACTGTGTCAACAGTTACCGCTTTAACGCTGAGTAATGCAACAATTACAGGAACAACAACTGCAAGCGGAACTATCACTACAACTGGAGACATAGTTCTAAGTGGAACAAATGGTCCTGGAAGTTTAACAGACGAACTAGCCTTAATTTTAATGGGCGCACTCTAAGAAAGGGAGTAAGTAATGCCAACAACAACCAAGGCGCTGTTCCGTGGAGCAGCAACAACTACAGTAGGAACAACTCTTTACACAGTTCCTTCTGCTACAACAACAATCGTAAGCAGCATTGCTGTGACTAATACAGCAGGAACTGCAGGTACCTTTACATTAGGACTTGCTGGTACTGCACTGCATACAACAGCAGCGATTGCAGCAAATACAACAGTATACATTGACCTTAAGCAAGTACTTGCTGCTACAAATGTTATTACTGGTGGAGCATCTGCAACATCAATTAACTTCCACATTAGCGGAATTGAGGTATCTTAATATGGGTCTATCAGTATTTCCTGCGCCAAGCGCAGCAGCATTAACTCAAAAGGTAGATGTAATAACTTCCACTGGAACTTGGACTGCTCCTGCAAATGTCACAACAATTGAACTATTTATGGTTGCTGGTGGCGGTGGGGGTGGCGGTGGCTCAGGTAGCGGACACGGCTGCGGCGGTGGCGGCGGCGGTGGTATTGTTTCAAGAACTTTAACAGTTGTTCCTAATACTGCATATACAGTAACCATTGGCGCTGGCGGAACCGCAGGGGCATCAGGTGGTAATGCTGGCGGTAACGGTGGCAATACAACTTTTGGTGCACTAGCCACGGCAACTGGAGGTGGCGGTGGTCGTCATAACGCCACTGGATTAGCAGGCGGCTGCGGTGGCGGTGGTGGTTTTGCTAGTAGCAGTGGCGCTGGTGGCGGCGGCGGCGGTGCAGGAGAAGGCGGTGGAGACGCAATTGCTGGCTCAGCACTGAGTGCTGCAAATATTCTATCAGGTGGAAATGGCAGCCAAGGCGGAGGTGGCGGTGTTTCCATTAGCATTTCCTATGGTTGGGCGGGCAAAGGCGGTGCAGGCGTTAGTGGTTTTGCAGGCGGCGGAGGTGGCGGGGCAGGACTCAATCTTGGCACATCTTTTGGTACTGGTTCATCAGGCGGTGGAAACGGCGGAGCCAATGATGGCGCAGGTACTGCAGGAACTGCCAATACAGGCGGTGGCGGTGGCGGTGCTGGCACAGGTGGTGGTGGTGCTCCAGGTGGCGCAGGTGGTTCAGGTTATGCACGAGTTACTTATTGGAGTTAATTATGGAACAACACTATGTATTTCTTAAAGACAACAGAGTTGCAAACATTGCAGTCTTTGCCTCACAAGATGAGGCATTGGCAGATGCGGTAGCGCAAGAGCAGGGTTTTGATGATGCTGTATGGGTAGGAGAAACTATCCCTGCTATGTGGTCAACATACGATGGAGCAACATTTACTGCACCAACTCTTGATTACCTATACGAAATTGGTATAGCAAATGAAAATACTGCAATGATGGAAGCAAGACTTGCAGCACTAGAACCAGAGGTAACCAATGACTAAAGCCCGCGTAAATGCAGACAATGCATCTGCTGACATTCAAGGCGTAACAGCAGGTACAGGATTAACAGGTGGTGGTACATCGGGAGATGTAACACTTACCAATACAATGGCTACCGCTATTGATGCCAAGGGTGACCTTGTTGCTGGTACTGGAGCAGATACCTTTAGCCGTCTTGCGGCTGGGTCTAATGGCGAGACACTCGTAGCAGATAGTTCCACTTCAACAGGCTTGCGCTACCGCGCAGATTTTGCAGCGGGTAAAAATGCAATTCAAAATGGTGATTTCTACATCAACCAAAGAAATTTCACGACAAATTCAACATATCGCGGATTTGGTTTTGACCGTTGGGCTAATGAGTTTTCAGGCGGTTCTTGCACACAAACCGCACAAACTTTCACACCAGGAACTGCACCCGTCGCAGGTTATGAATTTGCAAACTTCCTGCGCATTGTAACGGCTGGACAATCTGGAACAGGCGATTATGGAATGCTTACCCAGCGCATTGAGAATGTTCGAACTTATGCGAATCAGACAGTCACAATGTCCTTTTGGGCTAAGGCTGCTTCTGGAACACCAAAAATTTCTTTTGAATTTCAGCAAAATTTTGGTTCTGGTGGTTCGCCGTCTGCTCAGGTAAATACCTACGCGGGACAGGCAACTTTAAGCACATCTTGGGTTCGTTACACAATCACTGCAACCTGTCCCTCAATTTCAGGTTATACAATTGGAACAACTGCAAACACTTCATTTTTGGGTATCAATTTTTGGTTGTCTGCTGGTTCTACTTTCAACGCTCGTTCAGGAAGCATTGGAATTCAAAACGCAACTTTTGACATTGCTGGCGTACAACTAGAAGCAGGTTCAGTCGCTACCGCTTTTCAAACTGCAAC